AATCGGCGACATCGCAAATGTTCGTTCCGATCTATCATTGAACGTTGCTTCAATGACAACTGCAAATACAGGTACAGGCGACACGACAGCAAACTTCGAAACGAAAGTCATGGCAAACATGGCATTCACGATCGAACGTGTATCTGTCACTGCAAAGACACGCGGTCTACAAGCATCATACACGATGGAACTTGCACAAGACCTCAAGGCAATTCACGGTCTCGACGCAGAAACAGAATTGACAAATATTTTGTCAACTGAAATTCTTGCAGAAATCAACCGCGAAGTTGTTCGTACAGTCTATGCAACAGCAAACGTTGGCGTCGTAGGCGCTGCTTCAGCTGTATTCAATCTTTCAAGCAACACCGACACAAGCGGTCGCTGGCAGGTTGAAAAGTACAAGAGCCTTCTATTCGCAATCGAACGCGCAAGCAACAAGATTGCAAAAGATACTCGTCGCGGTAAGGGCAACATGCTCATCGTTTCAACCGATGTTGCATCAGCTCTTGCAATGACAGGTCTTCTTGACTACAACTCAGCACTATCAAACAACACGAACCTCGCAGTTGACGATACAGGCAATACCTTCGCAGGTACATTGTTCGGACGCTTAAAGGTCTATGTTGATCCATATTCTGTAGTTGGTACAGACTATGTCGTAGTTGGTTACAAGGGCGCATCACCATATGACGCTGGCTTGTTCTACTGCCCATACGTTCCACTCCAGATGGTTCGTGCTATCGATCCAGACAACTACCAGCCAAAGGTTGGATTCAAGACACGCTACGGCATGGTCTCAAATCCATTCGCAGGTGGTACAAACACAGGACTTAACGGTGCAATTACGACGAATACAAACGTCTACTACCGCAAGTTCGCAGTGTTGAACGTTGCTCAATAATTTGCCAAATTTATAAAAATAATAAGGCAAAGTGATATGGGGGGAGCAGAAATGCTCCCCCTTTTTTTATTGATAAATAGATAGTGTTCAGAGGAATATGAAATGACAGCACTTAATAGAAATCCTAGCAATACAGATCTATTACAAAGCACAAAATTTAGAGTTATATTTGATCGACTTCCAGGCGTAACTTATTTTTGTCAAACTGCCAATATTCCTGGAGTTTCGTTAACTGAAATTCCTCGCGCCACACCATTCGTTGAATTATACCATCCTGGCGAAAAAATAGTATATGATACGTTCAATGTTACATTTTTAGTAGATGAAGATTTGTATGCTTGGACGCAATTACATGATTGGATTCGAGGAATTACATTTCCTACTGAGTACGAAGAATATTTAAATTTGGCTAGAAATGCGCCAGCATCACAATTTCGCGCGCCAACTGGCAATTTCGACGCTTATTCGCAAGCAACAATGACTGTGTATACAAATAAAAATAATCCAAATTTTAGAATTAAAATGTATGATTTATTTCCAACTACATTAGGTTCTATATTGTTTAATACTGGTGACTCTTCGGAAAACATTGTAGTAGCAGATGCAACGTTCCGCTTTAGTTACTATGATTACGAAAGAATATAATTGAGTATCACATTCATACACCTCATAGTGTATTATACTCGGATAATCTAGAAAAGAAAACTTTAAAAAAACTTTCTTTTCGTTTTAAAATATGCTATACTATGTGTTCCTAATCTCATTTAATACATTTTATGGAAACAATTCCTTTCGAAGAGATTGTCAAACAGTGGGAAAAAGACTCAGAAATTGATATTACTGAGCCAGGCAAAGAAATTCTTCGCACGCCTATACTACACAACAAATACAACAAATATCTTGCTCTTCATAATTTGTCAGCAAGAAAAGTTGCTATTGAAATTGACAGAATCAAAAAACTAAAATGGATGTACTATACTGGCAAACTAGATCAAGAAGAGCTTGATAAACTTGGCTGGGAACCCTTTCGTTTTACATTGAAATCAGATATACAAGTTTATCTAGATGGTGATGATGATCTAAACAAACTAAAACGCAGAAAGTCATATCATGAAGAAACTGCGAAGTTTTGCGAAAACGTAATGAAAGAACTTAACAATAGAACTTGGCAATTGCGTGAGTATATGACGCATGAGAGATTTATACAAGGCGCAAGATGATAGAACACATTGCGATAGAGAAAGTCGATAACATCTATGTACAAATTCACGCAGATGATTCAATTCTAAAAGAACTATCTGAGTTCTTCACCTATTCATCTCCTGGGTATCAGTTCAGCCCAGCATTTCGTAATCGCTACTGGGATGGTAAGGTTCGTTTGTTTAATTTGCGCACACGGCAAATTTATGCTGGATTAGTTGGCTATATAAAGACTTTCTGCAAACAAAAAAACTACACCTATGAGGTTATCGATGAAGACAAGGAAGTCTACCCGATTGACACGAAAAATCTCGCAACTGCTCTATCACTTCCGATGGAGCCGAGAGATTATCAGTATCTCGCGTCTAGCGTCGGACTTACGAAGAAGAGAACTGTACTCATTTCACCAACAGCGTCAGGAAAATCGTTAATCATCTATATGATGATTCGCCACTTACTTAATAGTGGCAAGAAACGAGGCTTGTTGATTGTTCCTACGATCAACCTAGTGACACAGATGCATTCTGACTTTAAAAACTATTCCAGTTTAAACGGCTGGGATGTAGACAAGTATTGTCAAAAAATCTTTGGCGGTGAGAGTAAAATTCCAGATACTGATCTGATTATTTCTACTTGGCAAAGTATCTACGACATGCCAAAGAAATATTTTGCGCAGTTTGATTTTATCATTGGTGACGAAGCGCATACGTTTAAAGCAAAGTCACTGACTAGCATCATGACAAAGTTAATTAATTGCGATGTGCGCATTGGCACAACTGGTACATTGGATGACAGTAAAGTAAACAAACTTGTTCTCGAAGGTCTGTTTGGACCAACATTTAAAGTTATTTCTACAAAAGAACTTATTGAACGCAAACAGTTGGCTAATTTTAGCATCAAGTGTATTGTGTTAAAATATCCTGATGTAGTATGTAAAGCAGTTAAAGGATTTACATATCCTGATGAAATGAATTTTTTGACGCAGCATGAAGGGCGAAATAACTTTATACGAGATCTGGCAATTAATCTTAAAGGCAATTCATTGATTTTATTTACTTATGTCGAGAAACACGGTAAGATATTATATGAGTTGATTAAAGAGAAATGCGGCAATCGTAAAGTATTCTTTATTCATGGTGGGGTTGAGGCTGAAGATCGCGAAGCAGTTCGGCATATTACTGAACAAGAAAACGATGCGATCATTGTAGCAAGTTACGGAACGTTTTCTACAGGCGTGAATATCCGCAACCTACATAATATAGTGTTCTCTTCTCCCACAAAGAGTAAGATTCGTTCTCTTCAATCAATTGGTCGAGTGTTGCGTCTTGGTGATAACAAAGATGCCGCAACTCTTTATGATCTCGCTGATGATTTACGTTATGGTCCATATACAAACTTTACATTAAAACATTATGAAGAACGAGTGAAAATCTACAGCGAAGAAAAATTTCCTTTCACATCTAATAACGTAAGGATTAACTAATGTCAGAAGATATAGTAGAATACAATAAATTTAAAGGCGAATTAAAATTTGTTCGCCTACGTTCAATTCCAGATGACATCATTGGTTATGTGACATATAAAGAAGATTGTATATTAGTAGAACAACCCTTGAGAATTGAAATAGAAACGTTGTTTGATGAAGGTCGTCAAATATTAGCAATGCAAGAATATCTGCCTCAATCAGTCATATCAATTAAAGAAGTAGAATTTTATAACGAAGAAGTGCTTTTCGTAACGCCTGTGCGAGAAGAATTTGTTGAGCAGTATGAGTATGTCGCAGACTTCTTTTATAACAATGAACACAAATTAAAAGAACCAGTAAAAAAGAAAACTAAAATTTCTACTGAAGACTTTAAAGAAACTACTGAGAAGGTGGTTTCTATTCTTGAAGCAATGGCAAATAAAAAGGACAAACCAGTACACTGATATGGCTAGAAATCATTATATTAATAACAAAGATTTCCTAAAGGAAATGATTAGTTACAGGCAAGCAGTAAGTAAAGCAAAACGCAAGGGATTAAAGAAACCTCAGATTCCAGAATACGTTGCGAAATGTTTTATGATGATTGCTGAAAATTTATCGCATAAACCAAACTTTTTGTCTTATACCTTTCGTGATGAAATGATTGCCGACGCAATCGAAAATTGCGTGATGTACGTTGACAATTTTGATCCAAGTAAATCTAACAATCCATTTGCTTATTTCACACAAATAGTATATTATGCATTTTTACGACGCATTCAAAAAGAGAAGAAACAACTTTATGTCAAATATAAATCAACTGAAACTGCTGGAATACTCGACGAGTATGAACTCAATGAGAATGAAGATGGAACTTTTCGCCAGTTCGAA